ACAATTTGCAACTTGTTGTCTGCTTGAAACTTGGGAACAATTTGCATGGCAGCAATAATTGCTTCATTCAATGGTGTACCAGAGAGTTGCATAAAATTAGGGAATGCATAATTTCTGACATATTCTGAATTACCAGTGGATGTCATCTTTAGCAAACAAGCAGCAACATAGTTAAATTCTTGTGTAGTCATCTTGCTTGAAATGACATTTAGCAAACGAAAACTATCTATGACAAGTTCACCATTTTTGAGATTAGGAACAGGATTTACTTTTTCTAGATTGCTACAATTTGAAAATGCATAGACTTCATATGGTACATTTACCTTGCGACAGAACAGAACAAGATTAAGAAGTTGCTTTACTGTGTCATTGAGATGCGGACCCATAGAGCCAGACCAGTCAATGAACATTACGATACCATGTGACTGACCATTAGGTACATTAGTGACACGACGGAACAAGTCTTCACTATACTTGTAAGAATGAATACGCTTCATGTCCAAATCACCAGTCTTAGATACAGACGCCTTCTTCATTTGTTCTGCATTTTTACGCAGTTCAAATTCTTTGACAAGGTATGATACGACATTATTTGATTTGCGCCGAAAGTCGGTAAAGTAAAACGTATCTAGTGATTCACCATTATAGTTTGAAAGAAAGTCTTTGTTATCGCAATGTTCTTTTTCATTCTTGAGACGAGAGATAACTTCCTTGTACGACATGATAACTTTCTTCAAGTCAAGTTCAGGAATGTCAGCATAGACTGGCTCATTCGTTTCGTTAGACAGAAGTTCTTTTTCGCGTTCACGGAATGAGTCATCGGTAAACGACTTGATTTCGTCCATTTCGTCTTTGTCGGCACCATTACCAAAATTGTTACCGTCTTTTTCGTCTTCTTCAATTTCTTCCTGTGATGCTTCTTTTTCTTCAGAGTCTACTTCTTCGTTTTCTTCGGTTTCTTCTGGGTCTTCATCATAATCTTCTTCATATTCATTTTCGGCGTCAGAAGACTCTGATGCTCTTTGTTCTTTGTTCTGCTTGTTTTGCTCCTTCATCAATTCAAGAATCAAATAGGAGACACGAACGGTATCATTCCAAGATTCAAGATTTTCCATTTCTTGGACGATTGGTGTTTCAATTTCATTAAAACGAATGCCGAGTGAGGAACCAACCTTGAAGTGTAGATTGAGTCGGTCAACAAAATTGAGTTTATTGACATCAACGTTTGCAATGTCAAAGAAATCTCGTTCCATCAGTTCACGATATGCTTTTGTAAATGATGTACGCAAACCAGGATACTTACGCTTGATTAGTTTTTCAATGCGGGCATCTTCAGTGACGTTTAGAATAGACTTGGGAATCTTTAGGTCGACAACAGAATCGTGCCAACCTTCTTCTGGAGTGTATAGTGCGTGACCGACTTCATGACCACAAAACAGGTCATAGAGCCATGCGGATAGTTCTTCAGAAAGAATAGGAAGAACCAGTAGACGGTCTTTGATATGAAAAGACGCAGTAGCAACTTTTCGTTGCTCAATAGTGATATTTTCAGTAGCAAGAAGTTTTGCAAGTTGTGACTTAGTATCGACTAGCATTTTGAGTTACCTTTTGTTTATGGTGAATACATTGTATCATAGATATCTCAATTTGTCAAGCGATATTTAGAATAAAAATCCCCAACTACCAACAGTTCGTTCTGCAATCTCATGTACTGATTTTACAATCTCAGACCCAACACATTTTCTATTCTTATCAAGAGATGCTAGTGCTGTACTACCGACACCAATGAACGGATCAAATATCACTTGGTCAGGGTTCGTATATGCCTCTATGAAGGGGTATAGGAGGTTTCTAGGGTAGTTGTCTACATATCCTTCAATTGGTTCTACACCAATATTAAAAACATCAGGAATCTTATGTTCTGTTGGTTCACCTTTTGTTCTCTTAAACTGTGGACCCGGCTTCTTAAACGTAAGAATAAAAGAATAATTAAAACGATATAGATTTACGTTGTATGAACGCACCCAAATCTTTTGTGATTTGAATTCCCAACCTGCTTTTTCCATGATATCGATAATCATTTGATGTTTTCGTATCACGGTACCACCAGATTTGCGGTCCCTGAGGATAATTGTGACGACTCCATTCTTTGGATTTAATTTTCCAAGAGAATTTTCCATCAAACTCGTCCAAGTTTCTGTAGATTTGTCTGGATTTTCACCAATTTCATCAAAATCTGGTGGAGAAGTGATTACATAATCGTATTCCAGACCTCTTTTTAGAGTGTCGAGGCAATTTTCGTTATAAATTTCCCAACTATTCTGCATAATATTACCCTCTACGCATTTTCGCCATGTCTTGTGCGTCTTCTTGGGAGAAAACAGGGACAGCATTTGACTTATGTAGGGTACCAATACCCAACATTTTGTCTCCAGTATAAACGTTTGCTTGTTTTTTTGTAGTTCCGACACCAGTCCACGTTTCTACACTTGGAATATGCGTAGATTGTCGATAGGAAGGTGTTTGTAGAGATGGTCTCTTATTTGTAGGAACGACACGGGTAACTTTACCGTCACTATCAAGACCATGACGCTTGCAAAACGCATCAAAATCACGTTGTTGCTCTTTATTGAGCCTTTTAGGCTTGCTCTTACGAATGTGGCAATGAATAATCATATATTTCTCCAGTTATGGAGATATCATAACATAGTTTTACGGTAAAGTCAAGTGTCAGAATTCATAATCTTGGTGATTTTCAAGTTCCCATTGCTTAATTTGCTTTTTTACTTCAGCATGTTCCTTGACCTTGTGTTTCGTGTGTTTCTTCTTATTTGCTTTTTGTGAATATTCGTAGTCATCACGATAATCGTGATTCTTTCTAAATTTACCGACAAACTTACTCATGTTATTATTTTTATCCTCCTTATGGTAACATCTGTGGAAAACACTTCTTGACAAACTGATATGTCAGACCATCAACACCTTGGTCTTTTCTAAAGATACCCATGACTACTTCTGCTTCTCTTGCTTCTAAATTTTCTAACATTTGAACTAAAATTTCTCTCCTACGAAAATCATTTAAAGATTCTGCTGTAGGATGTCCTTCTTGAAATAGATAGACTCTACGTAATTCGGTACCAAGATTACCATATGATAATCCTGGAGGTGCGTCTGACCTCTTGTATGTGTGTGGAAGTTCTTTGACTTTCCAACGATATCCAGGATGGAACGTGTATTCTAAAACTTTTACAAGAGTCTGTGAAAGATTTCTCTGAATCACTAATTCTTTTTCTTTTTTGTTTGTTGCTAATTCAAATTCATCAAAAATTTCATATATGTTCTTCATTAAAATTCCTCGATTACATCCATTAGATTTTTCAATCGTTTTTCCATAAAGTAGTTTAGCATTTTACTTTTAGGTGCGGGTGTTGCTGTTTCATATGTATTTATGATTTTATCTTTTATTTGCGTAGGAATGAATGACAAATCAATCAGAGTTTGATTTCTACTGTAACCAATTTGCGCCAAATCATCATACTTGCTTGATTCTTGGATCAAGAAAATTTCGACCTTTTCTTTGGTAAGAACCTTTTGTCGAATCTCACGAACAAAGGTATCACTAGGAGAAAGGATGTTGGGAATACCATCACCTTTGTCTCCACGAATAATTTTCTCTTTTAGTTCGCGCTCAGGATTATTAGACACAATGAACTTCTTTTGTGCTGGATTATATTGCTTAATCTTAAACTTGCCATTGTTGTATTTTTGTAGTTGCAGAAAGTCACCATCACTCGAAATGATTAGTACATTCTCTACGGTAACGTGTCGAGGAGCCAATGTGCCGATAATATCATCTGCTTCTGCACCATCAACATCAACAACTCGATATGGGAAGTTTTCTTTGAGTTCTTGCTTGAACTTTGAAAGCATATCAAAAATCAAAGTCCAATCCAAGTCAGACTTCTCACGTGCCTTCTTACGCCCAGCCTTATAGAATGGAAATATTTCTCGACGCCAATAGTTACGGTTATCGCAACACAGAATAACATCACCATAATCATTCTTGAAGTTCTTGATATGGGTGCGGAGAACATTAAGGACCATATGACGAACTAGGTCTTCTTCCAGTTTAACATTCTTCTGGTTAGAAATTTGAGCCATAAGACCGGACAACAAAACTTGATTCAAATCTACGAGTATCATAATAACTCCAATTAAAGTGTACGTATATTATATCACACTTTTTTCTTGTTGTCAAGTAGTCCAGCCTCACGTAATTTTTTATTTCTTACAGTATTGTACTTACGGATCGTCTTTGCTTCTTCTGCAATTTCATTACACGACTCAATGACACTTTCCCACCACTTGATTACTTTACGTACCTGTGGTTTAGAAAAATTACTATAACCTTCTTTGATTTGTTCATCGGTAGAATCCAATACATCTTGATATTCTTTGATTCTTGTATTTGAATGTTCAATGATATCTTTTGTATGGGCTCTCTTAACACCCAACGAATGAAGAGTTTTATATAGTTTCGATTCTCTCCATGACATGATGTAATCATCAAAGTGACCTTCGATTTCTGCTATGATTTCATTAGTCTTATTTTTTGTTCTTTCCTGTATAGAAACAGGAGTTTCAAACTTGCTCATTTTTCTGAAATGCCTTTATGTGTTTTTTGTGTACTCTTACCATTATCCAAGTATTGTAATACTCTTCGCCTTCTAGCACCTTTCTGCTGAATTGTTCTTTTGCTTCCAGATATCCGCATTCGCCTTTTGTTTTGCATAGATAGAGTATTTCTCTCTTGAAGTTGTCTTCACCTAGTATACTAACATCATTTTTGAGTTCTGTGTTG